CGCCGGAAGATCGAGCAAGGACTGGCCGAGAAACGCAACTTCACCATCCGGCTGGCCGAGCGCGTCCGGCCCGTTCCGCACTACCGACTGAAATGAGCCGCCGCATCCCGACCAAACGTCTCGCCATTGATGGCAAACCGTGGCGGATCAAGATTCAGCGCCCACCGGCCCGCGTGACCCACGACGGGTTGTGCGTGAAGGACGACCGCACGATCTACATCCATCCCGACGCTATCAGTCACCGCGGCATCGAATTGGCCTGCCACGAACTAATCCACGCCCGTCTTTTTGACTTGGACGAAGAGTGCGTGGACGAGATCGGGCGTCTGGTCAGCGAGGTCTGTGGCTGGCTGGCGCGGCACAACGACGGAGTCATCGGGTGACCTTTGTCCCGCTACTCATCTGCACGCTCTGCTACGGCTGGACGGCGGCGGGTTTTTACATGCAGGGCAACTACCCCATGTCGGCGGTCTTTGCCGGATACATGGCCAGCAACTTCGCGTTCCTCTACATCGCTCTAAACATGCGGTGAATTATCACAAAGTGACATGATTTGTGCAAAAGCGCCGACGGTTTGCACAGATTTCGACACTTTGTGTGCATTATGTTTAAGGCATCGACACGTTGTGTATACCGAACGGCGTTTTGCTATACACAAAAGCCCGAAACTTTTTTTGACTAAACCCTTGCGCCATGTGTGGCGCAGCGCAATTCTCGCGCACAGTTAGGCAGACAACTCCTTGTGGAGCCTGTCCGACGGCAGCCCAAGGCCGACGACCCGCGCTCGCGGATAATCGGTAGCGCCGAGGACAAACCACAAATCAACCCGACAAGGCCCGCAATAACGTGGGTTTAGTCAAAACCAAAGGAGTTAGTTATGCCCGTATCACAAATTCCGCAATACTTCACGACGGAGTTCTCCAGCAACTGGGAGCATCTGCTTCAGCAGAAACTTTCCAAGCTGCGCGAATTCGTTTCCGTCGAGACAGTCCGCGGCAAGGAGAAATCCTACAATCAAATGGGCGCAGTGGAGATGCAACGCATCACCAGCCGCGCAGCCGACACCAACATCAGCGATGTGGCCTTGGCCAAACGCTGGCTTCGCCCCTATCCGTTTGAACACGCCACGTTGTTCGACGAGTGGGACAGCGAATATCTGGGCGAGGTCAGCCTTCCCCAGAGCGAGACGGTCGCGAATCACGCCGCCGCCTATGCCCGCACCGCCGACAAGGTGATCATCGACGCCGCCCTTGGCACCGCCTACACCGGAGAAACCGGAGTCACGCCGACCGCTCTGCCCGCTGGGCAGAAGATCGCCGTCGATTACGTCGAGTCCGGCTCCGCGGCCAACAGTGGCCTCACGATTGCCAAGCTGCGTCAAGCGGCGTTCCTGCTCACCAACGCTGAAGTTGATGACAGTGACCCGCGCATCATGGTCGTTTCCGCCAAGCAGATCCAAGATTTGCTTCGCACGACCGAGGTGACCAGCGGCGACTTCAACACCGTTCGCGCCTTGGTCAATGGCGAGATCAACACGTTCATGGGATTCACCTTCCGCCGTGTTGCTTCCGGCCTCTTGCCCTACGCGAGTGGAACCGGCGTCCGCACCTGCTTTGCCTACGTCAAGTCCGGCCTCAAGCTGGCCGACGCGGGACGCAAAGTGCATGTGGACATCCGTGCCGACAAAAGCCACGCCCTGCAAATCCGCACTGTCGCCTCTTTGGGCGCCACGCGCATGCAGGAAGCCAAAGTCGTCGAAGTCCCGTGTGACGAAGTTCTCTAACAACTAACCAAGGAGAAATAACATCATGCCAGCCTTCTACACTGACCTCGCGCCAGTTGATCTGACGCTTAACGTCCGCAACCGCAATTCGGCAGACCTCACCAACGGTGACGTCCGCTACGCGGAAGCGACCTACACCACCACCGGCACCGAAGCCGCGAGCGGGGACACCATCGAAGTGGCCGTCCTGCCCGTCGGCGCAGTGCCAATGCCCGAACTGTGGCGCGTCTCTAACGAGGCGAGCCTTGGCGGTTCCGCTGTTGCTATCCCCAAAATCGGGGATGCCGATAACGACGACCGTTACAGCGCCACGAGCATCTCGCTCAACAGCAGCACCGCGGGTTCCACGGCGGTTACCCCCGCCATCGCCACCAGCGTGTTGCCCCGTTACACCGTAACCGAGGCCACCCAGCGTGTGGTCGCCGCGATCACCCGCACCAATGCGGTGACCGCAGGGAAGAAAATCAGCTTCCTCATCGCTTACAAACTGTAAGTCCCGACTGATTAACGCGCTGGCAGGCCGCGAATAAACGCCTGCCACCTTTTTAACTTTTCATGGCCGACGAAACATCCATCTGCAACTTGGCTTTGGCCAAGCTGGGCATCAGCCCGATCATGGCGCTGACCGACGACAGCAAGCAGGCCCAATTTTGCAATCGTTTCTTCGCCCAGACCCGCGACGAAGTCTTGCAAGGGCATCGCTGGAACTTCGCCATGCGCCGCTCCGCGCTCAACAAGCTGGCCACCGCCCCGCAAAGCGAATGGGAAAGCGCCTACCAGTTGCCGGTTGATTGCTTGCGCGTCGTCCAACTCAATGGCTACGAACCCAACGAAAGGTTGGGGGAGTTTAGCGTCGAAGGCGACCAGTTGCTGACCAACGCCGAGGAGGCCAACATCCGGTATGTCGCCCGCGTCGAAGACGGATCGTTCTACCACCCACTTTTCGTTCACGCGCTCGCCACCATGCTGGCCTCGCGTCTGGCAGGCCCGCTAACCGGAAGCCGCAACATGCCGCAGGAGTTGCTGCAAGAATACGAAGCGATCACCGGCCCCAAGGCCCGCATGGCCGACGCCTTTGAGGAGCGCCTGCGCCGCAAGATGCCGTGGACGAACAGCGACCTTGTCGCCGCCCGCTACACCAAGTTCCCGTCCAGCCAATAGATCATGGCCAATCTCCTCGTCACCGCCCTCAATGCAGGCGAGTTGAGTCCTTACATGGACGCCCGCACGGACGTCGAAAAATACCGTAGCGGATGCCGCACGCTGGAGAACATGGTCGTCCTGCCCTACGGAGGCGTCTACCGCCGCGCTGGCACCGAATACTTGGGCGAGGCCAAGAACGCCAACCAGCGGTGCCGTTTGATCGGGTTTAACTTTAGCGTGACGACCCGCTTTGTTTTGGAGTTCGGCCACCAATACGTCCGCGTCTGGGGCAACAACGCGCCGGTCGCGCACCCCGCCGGATCGGCGTGGGCGACCACGACCGCCTATGCCATTGGCGACATCGTGACCAACGGCGGCACGACCTACTACGCGGTTACCGCCCACACCAGCGGCACCTTCGCCACCGACCTTGCCGCCGGTCGCTGGTATGCCCAGCCCACCAGCGGCGCTTTGGAAATTCCGTCGCCCTACCAAGAGAGCGAACTGCGCGAACTGCAATACGTTCAAGTCAACGACATCATGTATATCGCGCACGCCAACCACGCACCGCGCAAACTGGCCCGCTTGGCCGATAACGATTGGACGCTGACCACCGTCGCGTGGAGCTATCCGCCGCTTCTCGACCAGAACCTCACAACCACCACCATCGCTTCCTCCGCGGCCTCTGGCAGCGCCACGTTGACCGCCAGCGCATCGACCTTCGTCGCTGGCCATGTGGGTAGCCAGTGGGCCATTCAGTGGCCGCGCAACAGCGGGGCGATCTCGACAACCATCGATGCCAACAAAACGACGACCGAAACCTTGGACATCCAAGGCTCTTGGACGCTGACCACGGTTGGCACATGGATCGGCACCGTGCGCCTGCTCCGCATCCCGCAGACCGCGATGGATGCCAACGGCGGCAGCGGATTTACTAACTACGAAGTGGTGCGGGAGTTTAATTCGCTGACCACCGCCCGCAATTTTACCGCTACCGGCACCGAGGACGAACGCGTTGGCCTCAAGCTACAAGTCCTTAACTATTCTTCCAACACCAGCGCCCGCGTCTTCCTTGAATCCACCGACTTCAACAGCGGCGGCACCGTCACGATCAACAGCGTGGCCAGCGGCACCAGCGCCGGAGCCACCGTCAACAAGTGGCTGGGATCAGTCATCACCGGCACTACCCAGTGGAGCGAGGCCGCGTTCTCCGCGGTGCGCGGCTACCCGCGGGCCGTCGCTATCCACGAACAGCGCCTTTGCTTCGGCGGCACCTCCCACCAGCCAAATACCGTTTGGTGCAGCAAGGTCGATGACTTTGAAAACTTCCAACTGGGAGTTGGCGCGGACGACGGGCTGCAATTCACCGTGGCCTCGTCCGAAGGCAACCGCATCGAATGGATGTTTAGCCAGAAGCGCCTCATGCTGGGAACCAGCGGCGACGAGTGGACAATCGGCGGGGCCGAAAGCGGGCAAGCGTTCAGTGCGACCAACGTGCAGGCCCAGAAGCAAAGCAGCTTCGGATCGAAGACCATGCGGGCCATCCTGCTCAACGACGTCCTGCTTTTCGTCCAGCGCCGCGGGCGCAAGGTGCGGGAGCTAACCTATAACTTTGAGCGCGACGGATGGGTTGCACCGGATCTGACTGTCCTCTCCGAGCATGTGACCCAAGGCGAACTGGTCGAACTGGCTTTTCAACAGCAGCCCGACGCTATCCTTTGGGCGGTGCGGGGCGATGGCCAACTGGTGGGCATGTCCTACGAGCGCGACCAAGAGGTCGTCGCATGGCACCGGCACACCACCGACGGGGAATTTGAGTCCGTCGCCACCGTCTACGGACTCTCCGGCGCGGACGACGAGGTCTGGCTGGTGGTCAAGCGCACGATCAACGGGCAGACCAAAAGATACATCGAACGCTTTAAGGCCGACAACCGCGCCAAGTTTGAGGCCCAGACCAAGGACGACTGGTGGTATCTCGACTGTGCCAAACGCTATTCCGGCACCGCGACGGCCACCATCACCGGACTTTCCCACTTGGAAGGCAAGACGGTCAGCCTCTTGGCCAACGGGGCCGTCCAGCCCGACGAGACGGTCGCCAGCGGTCAGATCACCCTCGACAAGACCTACACCAAGGTTCTGGCCGGTCTGCCCTACACCTCGACGATTTTGCCTATGAAGTTCGACTTTGATCTGCGCGACGGCCCGACCCGCGGGCGCAAGAAGCGGATCAACCGCGTGGAGGTCAGCCTGTTCAAGTCCTTGGCAGGGGAGGCCAGCACCAACGGCACCGAGTGGCTCTGGATCTACCCGCGGGACTTCGATGACCCAATGGACGCCAGCCCGCCGCCCTTTTCCGGCGATGCCGAGGTCGTCGTCGCAGGCGACTATTCCGACGACAGCGACATCTACCTCCGGCAGCGCCTGCCCTACCCGTTCACCGTCCGCGCTTTGGTCGTAAAGCTCGACGCATACGGGGATTGACATTAGCTTGATTTGACTAAACCCATGAGCCAGCCCGTTCTTCAACTTCGCATGTTCGACCGCGACAAGGATCACGCGCTGCTCGTCGATTGGTGCAACGCGCACGGCGGCGAGGTCACTCCGGCCCACTTGCTCCCGCCGCTTGGCGTGATCGTTCAGCAAGACGGCGAGGATGCTGCCATGCTCTTTTTGTATTACGCGCTGTCCGCGGGCGTCTGCTTTGTCGATTGCGCCGCCACCCGCCCAAAACTTTCCCT